TTTTAGATGCATCAAATTCTAATCCATTAATTAATAATGTAGCACCATCTGCATAACCAAGTCCTCTTGCTTGAGCAACAAAATGAGATATAGTATTTTCTTTTGCAATTCTTACAGTATTTCCTGCTTCATCTCTAATTGTCTCGCCAGGTAAGAACCTACCAGATAGAGTTTTTACAAATAATAGTACACCTGTACTATAAACACCTGTACCATTACCTTCTACAACACCATATGCACCACTCTGTGAACCAAATACATACTTACCATCATCAAATGCGTTAGTTCCAGTAGGAGTGTTTTCTAAAGTTATTTTAGTAAAGAACTGAGGATCAAAATAAGAATATCCAAATGTACTATTATATGAAGATGTTCCGTCAGCTAATCTTCCTTTAGATAAAACAACATCAGAATCAGAATTAAAACCAGAACCTCTACTCTTTAAGAAAAAGTTGCTTGGTTTAGTTTTACCAATGATAGGTGTAAATGTAGCAGAATAATCTACAATCCATCCAAACTCATTTGTATCAGTATTAGCATCAGCTTCAGTTAAGAAAATCTTTCTATAGTAGCCAGGATCAGAAGAATCATATTCTGTTAATAGTAATTCTAATTCATTCTTAGGACCGAAGATAGTAAGTTCTAAAAACTGAACAGACTCAGATGAATTTACAAGTGGTTTATTTGTAAGAGCAAAAGATAGAGTCTTGAAAGAACCAGTGTCAGTTGCTGCTCCACCATCAGCTCTTGTCTTAATAAAATATAAAGTTCCAAACTCAGTCTGGAATGTAGAATCTGTAACAGAACTAATTGGTTTAGTAACGTTTGTAATTTGAAGTGTGATAGTTTTTATACCATCATTTACTCCAAAACTTAAACCTCTTCTATCAATAGTTTGTCTATGATCAGTAGGTAATTCTGTACCATTTAAACCAACAGATCCATCATTAAATGTAGAATATAAAAATACATCTGGATATGCAGTTAACTCAGACCCTTCTTTGTTTAAAGGAACGCTACCAAATACATTAGTAACATTGAATGTTGGTAAACCCTTACTCTTGAGGGTTACATTATCACTAGAGAGACTTTCTCTTGCTTTATTAATGTCAAGATATTTTGTTTCTTTATTGACAATCTCATAACCTTTAATATATGCCTTACCAGGTCCTATACTTGCAACCATTTTTCTAGCAGCTTCGTTAGAACTCTTACCATTGTATAAACCAAATTCATCTACAGCATAGATTCCTTTATTGCCATCTTTCTGAGCATACTCTCTAATATCAACAGCAAAATTATCTACAACATAGTCTCCACTCTCATCAAATGTTCTACGTGCTAAAGTTTGCTCAAGAACGCTAAAATCTGTAGAAGATACTTTACTCTGTATTTGTCCTCTAGAGATAGTCAATAATTGGATAAAATTCTTATCAGTGATTGCATTAAGAGCAAACTCTTTTAACTCTAAACTAATTTTTAATCTATGTGAGCCAGGCGCAGTATAGTTTGCAGAACCAATTGAATTATCATATAAACTAGCATCTGCCTCAGGTGTTATAATTTCTTCTTTAATTGTAAAACCAACTTTTGCTGATGGTTTATCATAGTATTCATCAATAACTAAAAGAGCTTCATCGTTACGAACGAAATAACCATTAACAAAATAGATACCTTCTTCTACCTTTACAGCAGAACCAAATCCCATAGCAGGACTTTCTAGAGATGATACATCTCCTGTGTCAGGATTTGTAATTTGAATACTAGTTGGTAGAACACTACCATCTGTACCTACAACTAGTAAAGGAGTATTGACGCCATCAATTACTTCTAGAGTCTCACCTTGTCTAAAAGTAGACTCAGTATTAGAATTACCACTATTAATATAACTAACAAACAAAGTATCAGCAGAAGACTCAGTTGCTAACTTTGTTGATAGAATAGTTGCTATGACACCAGAAGTAAGACCTTGTAATTGTTGACCTATTAATTGACTTATATCATATTTCTTATAAACAATATCATCTCCTTCCGAGACAGCAACCTCAGAAACAGATGATAATTTAACGTAATCTAATTTTGTATTAAGACCTACTTCACCAGGAATTACAAGCTCTCCTTGCTTGAATGCATATTTTCCAAAACTCTCAATCTGGTTCTGGAGGATGGATTGTACTTGCGTTAATTCCCTACTTTGAATAGAGTAGCCAGGACGGAATAGAATCTTATAGAAATTCTTACTCGCGTCAAAGTCCTCGTAATAAGGATTTACATTTAGGTTTGTCTTCTGAGGCATCTTACTTCGCCAAAATACTAAGTATCTAGTCTTTAGTAT